TATCGTGATATGAAAGGAAAATTGACCCATTGTAATACCAATCAGTTTTTCGAGTAACGTACTAAATTGATAATAAGAAGGGCATTTTTTTAGGGGGCATAAATGAAAGTATGTTGCCATACTGAAAAAACAGAAAACGGAATTTTATTTCAATTCCCTTCAAAAGCAGTAAAACAAAAGATGCTAGATTTATTTGAATTGGCAAGGGAAAAAAGTAACGGATATATGACTATAGATTTCGGGCGGGTGTATAAATCAAGGACAACGGGCAAAGGAAGTCAAAACAATTTGTTTTATGAACTTGCAACTGAAATCTGCAAGGAAACAGGAAACGACATAACTGATGTTAAAGATTATCTGAAAGAAAGAGCTGTTAAGCGTGGATATCCTTATGAGATAAATAAACTTACGGGAAGAATAAGACCTTATTCTACAACTAGAGTTGATACAAAACAGATGTCGGCACTGATTGAAGAAACATTGCAATTGTGTGCAGAATTGGGAATTGTTGTTGATGGAACTGAAGAAAAGGGTTATAATAATTAAAGACAGTTGAAAAAGATTCGTTCCCTTTTTGAACTGTTTACAGTTTAAGCCCTGTTGTATTTCTGCGGAACGAACCCGAAAGGGTGCGGAAATATGACGGGGCATTTTTTTTAAGGTGGTAAACAGTATGAGTAGAAAAAGGTTGTATGGCATTTGGTATACAATGAAAACAAGATGCTATAAAGAAAAGTGTATTAATTATAAAAATTATGGTGGTCGTGGAATTACAGTTTGTAATGAGTGGCAAAGCGATTTTGAAAACTTTTATAATTGGGCTTTAGAAAATGGCTATGTAGAAGGTTTGAGCATCGACCGCATAGATAACAATAAAGGTTATAGCCCAGAAAATTGTAGATGGGCAACAAGAATAGAACAGGCAAACAATCAAAGAAGCAATCATTTAATAACGTATAACGGAAAGACACAAACATTAAAACAATGGGCGGATGAATTAAAAATTCCTTATACAAGTCTAAAAAGCAGAATAAACAATTATAACTTTCCGATTGAAAAGGCTTTTGAAAAAACGAACTTTAAGCAATTAAGAATAACATATAATAATAAAACGCAAAATCTAAAAGAATGGTGCAATGAATTAGGGGTAAAATATAGCACAGTAAAAAGCAGAATACAAAGGGGGTGGGGTCCGATTAAAGCATTAGAAACACCAACAAAAAATAAATAAGGGGGGGAATGATGATAGATAAGTTTACAATCGGGATTCTTTTATTAGCTTTAACTAAAGGAGATTGAATAAATGACGGATGTACAAAGAGAGCAGCGAGAAAAGGCACTTGCAAGAAGTTGCGGGGTTTGCCCTGTATGCGGAAAGCCATTGTCAGAAGGACAAATGCAGTATGCGCACGCCATAGGAAATACAGAAGTGAACCGAAAAAAATATGGTTCATTCTTTATTGATTCAACATATAACGGGTGCCTGGTTTGTTCTTTATCCTGCAACGCTTCGGTTGATATAGGAAAGAGCAAGGGTAAAATATTGGATAAATTAGCAGATATTCTGCTAAAAGAAATAAATGATTTTAATGGGGGTTCAGTATGAACGAAAAAGAAGTTTTAGAAATGAAGTTTGGCGAAACTGTTGCAGATGGAAATGGCAATAAGTACACCCGAACTATTGGCGGTTGGATTTATCAGACATTTTCGGGGCAGGTTTGTTTCATTCCAGATGGAACTACCGAGAAAAACTCGGTAACTGAAAAAGCTGATAAGAAGGCAAAAGAAAAATAATTGCTTATCTGCCCTTGATGTGTTAAACTGATAGGGCAGAAGGGGGCGGAAATGAATCTTAATGAAGCAAGCCTGAAAGCCTTAGAGATAGCAGAAAAAAGGGGAATTCACGAAAACACAATGGAAGCATTAAAACATTGTGCGGGTGAAGTTCTGGAAGCGGTGGAGAGTTACACAAGATTTGTCTATTCACCGAAAGAAGAAGCGGACAATTTTTGTGATGAACTTGCGGACATTGTAATTTGTGTTTTGTCTATTTCTGCAAAAGAAAATATTGATATTGAAAATGCGATTGCAAGAAAAATGTTGATAAACGAAGGAAGGGCAAAAAATGGTAGTAACTAATCGTTGGTCAAAAAAGAAATATGAAGTTTGGGAGATCTCGGAAAAAACTGTAAAACTAAAGCGGGAAGATGGCACTATTTTCGAGATTTCAAAAAGCGAATATCAGTTTAATTACAGGGTGGAAAAATGAAAATAATAATCGGTTTTATTTTATTTATTTTCGGCAGTTTATGGCTTTCAATAATTATATCCGTAGGGGTTGGAACTGCATTGAGATTATGGGAGAAAAGAAAGAATGAAGCAGATTAAAACAATTTCAATCAAGTGCGATTGCAAAGACTTTCTAAAACTTGAAGATATGACAGTAATGCAGGGAAACTTGAAAGAACGCAATGATACAGATTATGAAAAAATCAAGAAATCAATTTTGACATATTCTTTTTCATTCCCCTTCTTTATCTGGAAAAGCGGAAAAACAAATTATCTGATTGACGGAACAGGCAGACATTCTTGCTTGTTGCGGATGCAGGAAGAAGGATATATTATCCCCGATTTGCCTGTTGTCTATATTTCCTGCAAGGATAAAAAAGACGCAAAACAAAAGCTTTTAAGACTGAATTCACAGTACGGAAAGATGTCTAAACAGTCAGTTTTGGAGTTTGCAGAAGATATTGACCTTAATTTTGATGAAATAGCACTTCCCGATACTGTAATTGATTTTACAGACCAAGGCGGAGAGATAGCAGAAACAGAAGGTGATGATGAAGCCCCCGAAGTTGACGAAAAAAGCGAACCTGTTTCAAAGCGTGGTGAAATGTACGAACTAGGCAATTCAATCTTGATGTGTGGCGATAGCACAAACGCAGAAGATGTCGCAAGGCTTATGGGCGGAGAAAAGGCAGATATGGTATTTACAGACCCGCCTTATAATGTGAATTATGCAGATAAAAATTCCTTTTTGAATGAAGCAGATAAAGGAAATCGTATACAAGAAGATATTGAAAATGACCATTATTCAGACGATAATGAATGTGGGGAAAAGTTATGGAAACCCGCCTTTTCTAATTGTTATGAGAATGCAAAAGATAAATGCTCTATCTATGTAACAATGCCACAGGGTGGGGCTCATATGATGATGATGATGATGATGATAAAGGAAAGTGGGTGGCAAGTAAAACACGAATTGATATGGGTAAAAAATAATCACGTTTTGGGAAGGGTTGATTATTACTACAAACACGAGCCTATTCTTTATGGTTGGAAGAAAACTCATAAATGGGTGGGAAAAGGCAAGTTTGATAAATCGGTGTGGGAAATAGACAAGCCATTAAAAAGCGATTTGCACCCAACAATGAAGCCGATAGAATTGATTGAGAATGCACTTCTTAATTCAAGCAACAAAAATGATTTGATTTTAGACTTGTTCGGGGGAAGCGGTAGCACTTTAATTGCAAGTGAAAAGAACGGAAGAAAAGCAAGACTTATGGAAATTGAGCCGAAATATTGTGATGTTATCCGCAGAAGATACACAAATTGGGCAAAGGAAAACAACAAGCCCTTAACAAGTGGATGCCTTGAAGATTAAAGGCTTTTATCGTGGTTTTATCGTGGAGTTGGAAAAATGGCAGGTAAAGACAATTTGACACCCTTTACGAGCGATAACGCAAAGGAAATGCAACGTAAAGGGGCAGAAAAAAGAAAAGAAAATAACGCAAAGAAAAAACTTATGTCGCAGATTTACGCAGAGTTTCTTGAAAAAGAATACAATGTAAGGCAGGGCGATAAAGAAAGAAAATTGACAGGTGCAGAGCTTGTCAATGAATGTATGAAAAAGATTATCGCACGTGGGGATAGTTCTTCTGTATCTCTTATGACCGAAATTAGAAAGGCAATGGAAGGCGACAAAGTAAATCTTGAAGGAAGTATAAAGGCAGAAATGCAGACAACCGAAGAAAGATTAAAAGCCTTTGAAGAATTAATGAAATGATGTATAATATAGTTATGGCTAGGGTAGCTCCCGAAAGGCAAAATCCTAATTGCTTGCCATAACTTTTTTTATTAGGAACAATTTATAGGAGAATTGAAAAATGGAACTATTTACTTGTAGTAGTTGCGGGGCAGAATTGCCAATGTTTGCTTTCACAAAAAACAAATCAAAAAGAAATGGCATTAATACTTGGTGTAGAAAATGCACAAGTGAATACAAGGCTAAATATCGGGCAGAGCATACAGACGAAATACAAAAAGCAAAACAGAAATGTTATTATGCCAAAAAAGAACAATATCTGAATCACTCAAAAGAAAATTACAAAAAAAACAGATGGAATAAAATATTGCCTTTCTGCAATGAACTTGAAAAAGTAGAGAATTACGAAAAAGCAAAGGCAGATAATTTTATTGGTTGGGATAGACACCATAGGCTAGAAACTCATAATTCAGACGGACAAAGAAGGTTGGTAGATTTAACCTTTGAAGAACTAATTGCACTTGATATGTATTACAATCGACCCGCAGAAGAATTAATATGGCTTAAGCATAGCGAACATTCAAAATTGCATTGGGAAAAAAGATGATTAAAGGGAAATATAAAAGAGCAGAACTTGTCATTCCACGAATAAGCAAAGAAAAATTTTTATCACTAAGCGAAAAAGAACAGAAGGAATACTTGCGTTTGTTTAGAGAGCAAGTAACACCAAAGTTTGAAGCGTGGAGAAATCCTGCACCTGTAAAAATTGCAACAGGTGGCAGAGGGGCAGGGGCGAAATCAGAAAGCACAGCTTCTTTACTCATACAGTTTGCGGAACACCCTTCCTATTTTGGGGATAACATCAAGGTTATCTGCCTGCGTTCTGTTCAGAAGTCAATCAAAGATAGTTCATATTCTTTACTGTGCCGAAAGATTGAAGAACTTGGCTACACAGATTTTGAAATTACGCAGAACTATATTCGTAATACATCAAACGGAAGTTACTTCACATTCAATGGACTTAATGACTTTACAAGTTCACAATTAAAATCATTAGACAATTACACAATTGCTTATGTCGAAGAAGCGGACGGAGTAAGCCTTGAAGTGTGGGATACTCTGGAAGCAACAATCCGTAAAGAGTGGTATTACAAGGGAGAAAAGCACCAGGCGGAAATCTGGGCGGTATATAATCCTAATACCACAAATGACCCGATTACACAAAAGTTTGTCAGTAACCCTAAACCCGATTGGCTTATAACAAAGTGTAAACCTTTAGCCGAAGACAATCCATTTTATCCCGATAACCTTTTAGAGAAATACGAAAACCTTATGGAGAGAGATCCGGACGAAGCGAAACACGTTTATTTGGGTTATCCGAGAAATAAGCAGACAAATGCAGTTTGGCTTGTTTCTGATGTAATGGACAGTACGGGGGAAGAAAGAAACACCGAAGAA